GTAAAGGAATAGGTAAAATAATTTTAGGAGTAATACTGATAGTAGTTTCTGTTATGTATCCTGGGACAACTCCATTAACAAAAATGATAGCATCCGCTGCGTTTGCTACTGGTATACAGTTAGCATTAGCAGGTATTATAGAACTAACAATGGATGACCCCGATGAATTAAAGGAAGAAAAGTCCTCGTTATTCAACGGTCCTGTCAATACAACAAAAATGGGAGTACCTGTACCAATTTGCTATGGAAAAATGGAAGTTGGCGGAGCAGTTACTAATTTCGGATTCACACAACGTAGAGTAAAACATCAAATGGGATATAAATTCGTATCAAAACCTTCAGAAGGAAGTTCAGGAACAGGGTCAACTGGTGGCGGTGGCTCTAGTGACGGCGGCGGTGGCAACTTGGACTGGATAGACAGACAGGCAGTAGAAGAGGAATAATATAATGGCATACACAACTCAAGGAAAATCAACAGCTCAAACAGCAGTAATATATGATGCACTATCAGAAGGCCCGATAGAAGGATTAGTCAGTGGAGCAGCAAGTATAAGACTCGACAATAATCCTGTAATAGGAGAAGATAATAATAATACTTTTTCACCTCAAAGATCAGTAGACTCAGGATATACAGCTAGTAGTAAAATAATAGTAGATAATAATAGTCCTTCTATCTTTGAATACTCTTTAACTACAGATGGTACTAGAGAGATACAAATTTTAGGAGCAGCCAAGAAAGGTATAAACGCCGGAGATACTATTGCAGGAAATAACATTATTAGAACTGATACTTCTATTATGGCTTTTGCAAGTGGAGATGTGTATGATACTTCTGCACATATAGTTCCTGCGTATTTAAGAATAGACGGAGCTGGACCAAATGGAACACAGCTTGCAACAAAAATAACAGAATTTATAAACACTTCAGCAGTAAGAGTAGACTTAGCTCCAGCAGTAACTAAATCAAATACAAGTTTATTTTTAGACTTAGTAGATAAAGTAGCAAGTTACGACGCAGGCAATAATAGAGCAACTTTAACAGCTGGTGGAGGAATCGACACAGCAAATACTATTGCAATACTATCAAGTCCTGTAAGAACATCTAATGAAGTTCCTCAATACAATTATAATAACTTTGGATTTGCTTTCAGAACAGGAGAAAGAGATCAACCATATTTACCTACTCCAGCTGGAATAGGTAGTGCCTCACAAGCCTCTGCAATAAATGCTACGTTAGACCAAGTACAAAATACTGGATACCCCACAAATAGTGCTTTTGGCTTAGATATACCTTCTGAAAATGCTACTGCAAGTGAAGTAACTAAAACTTCTGCTAATATGTCAATAGGTAATCCTTCCGAGATAGATCTAGTCAAGATAAATATAGCCTTCCCTTCAGGTTTAGTATCTCAAAAAGAAAATGGTACTATAGGTAATGGTTTTGCAGAGCACAGAATATTCTTTGGATATTCAAGAGATGGTGGAAGTTCTTTTACAGATTCCCTAGTAGTAGGTAGACCAACTATTGCAACAGCAACAAGTAGCTATCATGGGAATACAAGAACTAAAGGTTCTCAGTCAGGAATTATTAATGATAAAACAAAAGAAGGATTTACATATACATACTTAATAAACACACAAGAATTCCAACCATACGATGCATATAGAGTAAAAGTACAAAGACTATCACCAGTTAACCAAAAAGAAAATTCATGGCAACAAACTAATGCTTCCCAATTAAAGTCTATTGAAAATATTATTACAGATAAATTAAGATATCCTTATACTGCTTATGGAGCAGTGATAGTAGACGCAGAAGATTTTTCTAAAATTCCAAGTAGAGGATATGAAATATTTGGAATGAAGGTAAAAGTACCTACTAACTATTTTCCAAGATTCGAGTATACCGCAGCAGGAGTAAGACGAACAGTAGCAACTTATACAAGAAACGTTACTACAGGAGCAGACACAGGAGCCTATGTAGATTGGGATGGAAACTTTAGAGGGGATAAAAAGGAATTTAATAACTTGGCACAAACAGCTGACCAAGTAAACTACGAGCCAGTATTTACAGATAATCCAGTATGGATATTTATGGATATGCTCACCAATTCAAGATATGGACTAGGGAATTATTTAGACCCAAATGGAGACTTTGCACAAATCGATAAATGGACTATGTTTCAGATTGCAAAATATTGTGATGAATTAGTACCAGACGGAAAAGGCGGAAGTGAGCCAAGATTTAGTTGTAACACTTACATAGCAAAAAATCAAGACGCACTAAAAACTTTAAAACAATTTGCAACTGTTATTAGAAGTATGCTTATTTGGTACAATGGGCAAGTTACTTTAGGCTCTAATATTCAAAAAGGTGCAGTTTATACCTTTACAAAAGGTAATGTTGTAGAAGGACAGTTTAGCTACTCAGGAACAGCAGGAAGATTTAAACATAATCAAATAAGAGTTTCATGGACTGACCCAGAAGATAGCTACAAACAAGCAACAGAAGTTGTAGAAGATATAGATGAAATACAGAAAGCAGGTAGAATAACTAGAAAAACGGTTACAGCATTCGGCTGTACATCACAAGGACAAGCACATAGATATGGTAAATGGCATCTATTTACAGAAAGATTAGAAAAAGAAGTTGTAAGTTTTAAAACAGGAATAAATGCAGGAGCAGTTCTAAGGCCTGGTGATATTATAAATATTCAAGACGCAGATGAAACAAATACTCAACTAAGTGGTAGAGTTACAACTGCATCTAATTCAACTACTACAGTTATAAGAACAGATAGAGACTTATCAAGCACTTTAGTTTCAGCAAATAATTATGAATTACATTTAATATATCCTAGCGGTGGTGCATATTTAACTCAACAGACAGCAACAATTAATTCTGTAGTCTATAGACAGGGAGATTTAGTACTATTAGATGAAGCTGGAGCAGCTATTGATAACGAAGAGAAAGCAAGAAACGTTAAAGATGACGCAGGTGCTCTTGTACAAATACATTACTCAGAAGATGTTAGAGTAGAAACAAAACCAATAAGTTCTTTTAATTCAACTTCAGTAACTGTATCAAGCGCATTTAGTTCTGTACCAAATGGAGAAGTTATCTATGCCATATCTGGAGAGACAGATAAAGGGGTGGAAGTAACTGGAAATATGAAACAGTACCTTATTACTTCATTAAAAGAAAATAGTACAGAAATGACTTTTGATATTAATGCTGCTGAATACAATGTTAAAAAGTTTAATGCAGTAGATAGAGGATATGCACTACCAGAACTACCAGCAGAATTAAGAAAACCAAAAAGATCAGAACAAGTACCAGCACCTCAAAATTTAACTGCAACCGTAGTACCTAGTGGTGGAGATACCTCCTCTGTAGGAGCGGGAATATCTGGTTACGATATTTTATTATCTTGGACACCTCCTACTTCAACAAGAACAGATACCGATGGTAATGTTCTAACTGATGTATACGAACATTTAGCAGGATATAGAGTACAACATAATGCACAAACTGATGCACACGACCCAAATCACGATGAATTTGTAAAAATAGATGTAGATAAACAAGTTTCCTATACTATACGAAATGTAGTAGTTGGAGATGAATACATACTAAGAGTTCAAACAAGAAATACAAATGGACAAACATCTTCATATATACAAACAAAGATAGACTTTAATGTATCTACTATGGCACCGTTCTCAGCAGAACTTGTACCAGCAGGACTAAATGGCTCTATTGTAAAAGGTGGATTACTAACTGCTGTCCAGAACATTAACAGTTCAAATGGTACTATAACATTCTCTAGTGGAACATACTCTTACCAACCTTTAAATGGAGCAGATCCATTAGCTTTCGCAGGAGCAAACACTAACTTTACAACACAAGCAGGATTCAATAATCTAGCGAATGGCGAGATAGGTTTCCTAGTATTTGACTATGATGCAAACTTAGCCAGAGGAACTACTAGAACAGACCCACTACAAGCAATACATTTACATACCGATACAACTGCAACAGATTCAGACGGAAACAAAGTAAATTACACATTTATGAAACGACTCGGAGAGTCAAACAATGACATAATTCAAGGAAGCGGAACAATAAATTTAGCAGCTGGTTCTAGTACAATAACAGGAAGCAGTACAGCATTTACAACAGATTTTGAAACAGGAGATGTAGTTATAGTAGATGATGCAGGAGCAACAAGATTCTACTCTACAGTAGCTTACATAGAAAGTAATACAAGCATGGAGATAACTTCTGCACCTTCAAGAGCTTACTCTAGTAAAAAGATATACAGACAAGCACTAAGAATAGATTCTTCTTCAGATGCGATACTTGCCCAGGTAGCTAATAACTCAGGAACGTTTGCTATCACTTCATTCACAAACAAAGTAAAAATAGATAATGATGATGAAGTTGGATCAAATGCTATTACAAGTGTACAGATAACTAATAACTCTATTACAGCAGTACAGATAGAAGCAAACTCAATCAATGCAATAGCAATAGTATCAAACGCTATTGGTTCAAGCGAAATAGCAGCAAACTCAATAGGTGCCACAGCTATAGTAGCAGGTGCAATAGGAAGTTCAGAAATAGCGGCAAACTCAATCGGCGCAGTCAACATTGTAGCAGGAGCGATAGGCTCTTCTGAGATAGCAGCTAACTCAATTGGAACAGTAGCAATATCAGCTAACGCTGTTACAAGCTCAGAAATAGCAGCTAACTCAATTGGAACAGTAGCAATATCAGCAAATAGTATTACAGCAGCACAATTAACAGCAGACGCAGTAGGAACATTTACAGTAACTGCAAATAGTATCACAGCAGTAGAATTAGCTGCTAACGCAGTAGGCAGTGCTCAAATATTAGCAAACTCAATTGCTTCTGCAGAAATATCAGCTAACTCAATAGGCAGCGCAGAAATAGCCGCTAACTCAGTAAACGGAACAATACTACTAGGAAACTCAGTAGGCTCTACTCAGATAGCAATTAATTCTGTAAATGGTATTATAATTCAAAATGGAGCAGTAGATACAGACCAGGTAGCAGGAAATGCTATAAGAACAGCTAAAATAGCGGCAAACCAAATAGTAAATGCAAGTGTAGCTAGTAATGCTATCAATGTAGATAGTATAGCTGCTAACTCTATAGAAAATGCACAATTAAAATCAAATTCAGTAACCGCTGCAATAATTATAGCAAATGCAATAGGAGCTTCAGAAATATCAGCAAACTCAGTAAATGCAGTTATTATAGCTGCTAACTCTATTGAATCAAATCAACTAAAAGCAAACTCTGTAAATGCAATTGTTATAGCTGCTAACTCTATTAATAACAACCAAATAGCAATTAACTCTGTAAATAGTGTTGTTATTCAAAATAATGGGGTAACTGGAGATAATATATCAGCTAACTCAATTACCGCAGCAAAAATTGTAGCAAACAGTATAACAAACGCAGAAATAAGCGCGACTGGAGCTATAGACTTAGCAAAAATAAGTATTGGAACAGGCTCTATAGGTATAGCAAAAATAGCTATTGGGACTGGAGATATTGATATAGCAAAAATAGCTATTGGTACAGGATCAATTGACATAGCAAAAATAGCTATTGGTACTGGAGATATTGATATAGCAAAAATAGCTATTGGGACTGGAGATATTGATATAGCAAAAATAGCTGTTGGGACTGGAGATATTGACTATGCAAAAATAGCTGTAAGTAATGGCTCTATTAATACAGCAGTACTAGCCGCAAACGCAATTACAAACGCAAAAATATCTTCAACAGACAATATGACAATCACACTGACAGATGGTTCAGCAGGTGGTTGGAATGTAAATGCAGCAGACTTTTCTAGTACAAACTCAAGTGGGGGCGGTAATGCAGCATACGCAACAGCAGGTATAAAATTAGGGGCGGCAGGATATATTTCAGCAAAGAACTTCTACATTGACACAGCAGGTAACGCTAAATTTAAAGGTGCTCTAGAAGGTGCAACAGGTACTTTCTCAGGAAGTATATCAGTAACCGCTTTTAATAGTGGATATACAGGTTCAAGCGCGGCAACAGCTACAGCAGCTGTAGCAGCTAACGCAGCAGCAGCAGCGTCAACAGCTAGTGATGCCTATGGTCAAGCTAATACTGCTACAACGAATGCATCTAATGCCTATGGTCAAGCTAATACTGCTACAACGAATGCATCTAATGCCTATGGTCAAGCTAATACTGCTACAACGAATGCATCTAATGCCTATGGTCAAGCTAATACTGCTACAACAAATGCAGCTAATGCTCATAGTACAGCAAATTC